ACTTCCATGTAGGATCACAACAGGATAACATATGGTATCTTGGATCACAAATGGAGTTCTTCTGGTCTGATGCCCACGATAAAAAATACTTTCATGTAATAGACACAGAAACTAGAGAAGTGGAAAAGATTATAAATCCACATACTTTATTTCATAAAGTGCTTTACAATGACGACAAAATAGACTATAATAACTATGACGTATCACAGTGTGCACAGAAGTTTGTGAAGGTTGTGGTTGTCAATAAGAAAGACACATTTTTATTTGATCGGTTTATTGACCGTATTCAAAACGAGAATATACACGAACTAAAGATTGCAGAGAACTTTCAAGAGTTCACAGGTGAAAATGTACATGATGATAACATGGAGTTTGATGATACACCAAAGATCGTAGATTCATACGTTGATGGTGTAGATACGGATCTGGACAAAGACAAGATTAAGATTCAGATGCGAGAACTCATGACTGAAGCACAGGCACTGGAAATTGCATGATAAGATTTAAAGAGGTAAACTGGAAGAACTTTCTGTCTACAGGTGATAAGTGGACAGAGGTTGATTTAGATAAGTCAAAGAGTACTTTGGTTGTCGGACATAATGGTGCAGGTAAGTCCACTATGCTCGATGCTATATCCTTTGCACTATTCGGTAAACCTCACAGAAATATTACTAAGTCTCAGTTGGTCAATTCGATCAACGGTAAAGGCACGTTGGTTATTGTTAAGTTTTCTATAGGCGACAATGACTTTGTGGTTACACGAGGTATAAAACCAAATGTATTTGAGATACACAAGAATGGCCTGATGATAAATCAATCATCACATGCCAAAGAGTACCAGAAGATCCTTGAACAAAACATTCTCAAACTGAATCACAAGTCCTTTCATCAGGTCGTAGTATTGGGTTCCTCCTCTTTTATTCCCTTTATGCAACTTCAGAGTGGACATCGCAGGGATGTAATAGAGGATCTTCTGGACATCAATGTGTTCTCTAAGATGAATACTATCTTAAAGGAAAAACAGAACATTGTCAAGGATAAACTGCAGGATCTAAACTACAAGATTGACATCTACAACAATAAGATAGAGACGCAAGAGAAGTATATACGTGACATCAAATCACTAACAGAAGATAATAAGAAAGAGTATGAACAGAGAATAGAATCCTCTCAGTCAGAAATAGATAGTATCCAAATTCAAAACAATGAACTGAGTGATGGTCTTGATGAGGATATCAAGTCTACCGAAGATTCGTTAAATAGTTTGTCAGATAGAAAACAAGACTTGTTACTCAAGAGTCAAGACATTAAAACAAAGATGTCTGGTGTTGGTAAACGTGCAAAGTTCTATGATGAAAACGACACATGCCCAGAATGTAAACAAACACTTGCAGATGATTTGCGTAAGAGTAATTTAGAAGAATGCAAACATGAAGCAAAGTCCCTAACATCTATGAAGAAGTCTATAGGTGATCAGGGAGTGTGGGTAGAGACACAGATATCTGAAACAAACCAAACTCTTAAATCACTCAGAGACAAGTTTACACAGATTACATCTAACAACAAAGAGATATCATCCTTACAGAAAACTATTGGTGAGTATCAGAAGTTCTTAGATAAAGAGGTGACTGCAGATTTATCTGTTGCACAAGAAGATTGCGAGACTATGAAACAAGAGAAGCAATCTATGATGGAGAGTAAGTTCGAAACATCAGAACAACACAACTACAATTCTGTGATGATGGAAATGTTGAAAGACACTGGGATCAAAACCAAGATCATAAAACAGTATCTACCTGCAATCAATCAACTTACAAATCAATACTTGCAAACCCTAGACTTCTTTGTACACTTTAACTTAGATGAGTCATTCGCAGAGACAATACGTTCAAGACACAGAGACGCATTTACCTACGACTCATTCAGTGAAGGTGAGAAACAACGTATCGACTTGGCATTGTTGTTTACTTGGAGACAGATTGCAAAGATGAAGAACTCAGTAGCCACTAACTTACTGATACTTGACGAGACATTTGATTCGTCACTTGATCACGAAGGTGTGGAAAACCTACTGAAGATATTGTATACACTAGGTGAGGGTACAAATGTATTTGTAATTTCTCACAAAGGTGATATATTGGATGGCAAGTTTGAAAACAAAATTGAGTTTAAAAAAGAAAGAAACTTTAGTAAAATGTATTGACACTCAGGTCAGAGTGTGGTATAATTATCTAAGTTTAACCCACGGAGTATATTATGGAATTACAGGAACAAACCTTAAACGTTCTTAAAAACTTTTCGGATATTAATCCCAATATCCTAATCAACGAAGGGAATACTATTAAGACTATCAGTGAAGCAAAGAATGTTCTTGCAACTGCAACAGTCGATAATAAGTTTGCCCAGAAGTTTGGCATCTATGATCTCAAAGAGTTCATTGGTGTCTTGTCTTTGGTTGATCAACCTAATCTGAATTTTACAGATGAGTCTGTAACTATATCAGATCAGACTGGTCGGTCGAAGGTTAGGTACTTCTTCTCTCCAGAAGAAACCCTTACATCACCCCAGAAAGATATTAACATGCCTGAGTGTGAGGTTCAGTTTGATCTGGACGCAAACACTCTTAGTAAACTGCGAAGCGCTGCATCTACTCTTGGACATAATGAAGTGTCAGTCACTCCAGGCGATGGTGTGTTGATTCTTTCTGTGGTTGACAACGAGAATGCTACATCTAATGCATATTCTATTGATGTACCATACTCTAATAAAACGGAGCAGGACTTTAAATTTGTCCTAAATATATCCAATCTTAAAATCATACAAGGTGACTATCAGGTGAGTATTTCATCTAAGTTGATCAGTGAGTTTAGGAACAAAGAAGTGAATGTCAAGTATTGGATTGCACTAGAGAAAACATCTACATTCGGAGCATAAGATGGCAGAAAAATATGATGAGTTGATGAAACTCGCAAATCAAGTATCACGTTCTACGGTTGCAGTAGTTGATGCGGTAACACAACGTGGTGGATTCAAGGGAGAAGAACTCTCTACTATTGGTCAGTTACGTGATCAAGCAATCCAAGTAATATCAGTTGTAGAGAACTTACAACAAGACGCAGCTATGGAGACAGAAGAATAAGATTTACATTCAAACTCAAATGTGATATAATGTTTTTTGTGATGGAGATTTTGAATGGATCAATTCTTATGGGTAGAGAAGTATCGCCCTCAAACAATATCAGACTGTATTCTGTCTGATGATTTAAAGAATACTTTTACTAAAATTGTAGAGTCTAGTGAACTTCCTAATATGTTGTTCACTGGCACTGCAGGTCTTGGTAAGACTACAGTCGCCAAGGCCTTATGCAATATGCTTGACCTTGACTATATTGTCATCAACGGTTCCGAAGAGGGTAATATAGACACACTCCGTGGTAAGATCAAGCAGTTTGCGAGTACTGTCTCACTTCAAGGTGGGTACAAGGTTGTAATACTTGATGAGGCAGATTATCTAAACCCACAGTCAACTCAACCTGCTCTTCGTGGATTCATTGAAGAGTTTGCCAACAACTGTCGGTTTATACTCACTTGTAACTTTAAGAACAGAATTATCGAACCTCTGCATTCTCGGTGTGGTGTGTATGAATTCAACAGTGGTGACAAAGGTAAACTTTGTGGTCAGTTCATGAAGAGAGCACAACACATTCTAGATGAAGAAGGTATAGGTTACGATAAGACACCACTTGCGGATCTTATTATTAAACACTATCCAGACTGGAGACGTGTGATAAATGAACTGCAAAGGTATTCACTCTCAGGTCGTATAGACGCAGGAGTGTTGGCAAACATATCAGATAAAAACTATGACGATCTTTTTACTTTTCTTAAAACAAAAGACTTTAAAAAGATGCGGTCATGGGTTGCAAACAATATAGATACAGATGCGTCTTCTATTTTTAGATCTATCTATGATCGTGTCACGCAAAAAGTATCGCCTGCATCGATCCCACAGTTGGTTCTAATACTAGCAGACTATCAGTATAAAAATGCATTCGTTGCTGATCACGAACTCAACGTAGTTGCATGTCTTACAGAGGTTATGGCAAATGTCGAATTCACTTAGATTATTTACTAAAGATGATTGTCCCTATTGTGATGCTATGAAAAGCAAGTTGACCAAGTGGGGTGTAAACTTTGATACTATAAACGTCAGTGAGGATATAGAATCAAAATACTTTTTAAAAGAAAATGGACACAGAACAGTCCCACAACTTTACTTTGGTGATAAACATATCAATCATGTCAATACCAAAGAGTTCACTCACGCAGATCTTATAGATGGTATGGGAACTGGGTGGACTGCTCAAGATTCAGGCGTAGAGGATATGTCGTGAATCCATTTGAGTATGTCAATGCAATAAACAATACTAAGAAAGATATCATGATAGATGATCTTGCCGAGAGAGGGTACAACTCTTTCATGGTAAATAGATCCTTGTCATACTTTAAAGACACGGTACTGTATGCAAATGAAATGAATATAAACCACAACATTGATAACCGTCTA